GAGGGCTGGGACTATGAGGGCATAGACGAGTACAAGTCACTCTTCTAGTATCAAGTTTTATAAATATAACAGAGCTTTATAATCTACCAATAGAAAAGGAGAATTGAAATGGCATTTCAGGTCAGTCCAGGTGTTAATGTATCAGAAATCGATTTAAGTACAGTTGTACCAGCGGTTTCTACTACAGAAGGTGCCTTAGCAGGGGTTTTTAAATGGGGACCTGTCGACGAGCGTGTCTTAATTGACAGCGAGGAGACATTAGTCAACCGTTTTCAAAAGCCCGACGGAAACTTAAATCCGGAAACATTTTTTACTGCAGCCAGCTTTTTGGCTTACGGTAATAAACTCTATGTCAACAGAGTAATTAGCTCTGCAGCCAAGAACGCTGTCTCTAACGGTAGTTCAGCAGCAGTCTTAGTTAAGAACGCTGATTTCATAGATTCAGTCTCTTTAACAAGTAATGATCACTTTGTAGCTAGATATCCAGGCGTGCTTGGAAACAGCTTACAAGTTTCAGTATGTAGATCAGCAAATGATTATCTTGAAGCATCAACTGGTACACTTACCATTGCAGCAGGAAACAACATTGCAACTACATCACAAAACGAAACTACAGCAGGTGGTACTTCTCTTGTTAATATAGGAGACAAAATTAAATTTGGAAACTCTACAGTGGGCGTTGCTTACTTAGAGGTAACTGCTGCCAACAGCACCACATTCACATTTAAACAAAACTATACAGGAGCAGTTGATTTATCAACAGTTGCTTTCAGCAGATACTGGAAGTACTGGGATCAAGTAAGAGCAGCTCCAGGAACATCTACCTATGTTACTGACAAAGGTGGAGTAGGTGATGAGATCCATGTAGTCGTTTCAGACGAAGATGGAGATATCACAGGAACCAAAGGACAAATATTAGAAGTGTACGAAGGTCTATCAAGAGCAACTGATGCTAAAACAGAATCAGGTGAATCTAACTGGTGGATCAATGTTATTAAATCACAATCTAATTATGTTTGGGCCAAGAACGCATACGGGCTAGCAGCTAATACAACAGCAGCAGCAAGTACAGCATTAACAACAGACAACGCAATCTACGACTCACTTAAATTGGGTACAGACTCTGCAGCAGAAGGAAGCATGTCATTAGCTGATATTTCAGCAGGTTATGATATGTTTAAGTCAGCAGAAGATGTAGACATCAGCTTAATCCTACAAGGTAAAGCGTTAGGTGGAACAGCAGATTCAGGAGTTGCAAAATACATTATCGATAATATCTGCGAAGATAGAAAAGACTGTGTACTATTTGCTTCACCTTCATATGCGGATGTTGTTAATAACATAGGCGGAGAAAGAGACGCAATTATAGCATTTAGAAATGCTTTAACAAACTCTTCATACGCGATTATGGATTCTGGCTACAAATATGCATACGACAAATATAATGACGTATACAGATATGTTCCATTAAACGGAGACATTGCAGGACTAGCAGTTCGATCAGATGAACTAAGAGACGCATGGTTCTCTCCAGCAGGATACAACAGGGGTGCTATTAAGAACGTAGTTAAACTTCCTTACAATCCTAAGAAAGCTGACAGAGACATTTTATATCAAAACGATATAAACCCAGTAGTAACATTCCCAGGACAAGGTACAATCTTGTTTGGAGATAAAACATTACTAGGTAAGCCAAGTGCATTCGATAGATTGAACGTAAGAAGATTGTTCATAGTACTAGAGAAAGCAATATCCACAGCAGCTAAATTCACATTGTTTGAATTTAACGACAGCTTCACTAGAAGTCAATTTAAGAACTTGGTCGAACCATTCTTAAGAGACATTCAAGGAAGACAAGGTATTCAAGACTTTAAAGTAGTTTGTGACGACACAAACAACACTGGCGAAGTTATTGATAGAAATGAATTCGTAGGAGACATCTACATTAAACCATCAAGAAGTATCAACTTTATTCAATTGAATTTTGTTGCAGTTAGAAGTGGTGTAGAATTCTCTGAGATAGTTGGCAACTTTTAATAAATAGGAATAGGAGAACAAAATGGCATTTAACATAAATGAAATTAGATCGCAATTAGCCCTTGGTGGTGCTAGACCGACTCTATTCCAAGTAAATATTACTAACCCAGCTAACTCATCTGGAGACTTAAAAAGCCCTTTCTTAATAAGAGCTTCTCAAGTACCAGCATCAACTTTAGGATTCATTGAAGTACCTTACTTCGGAAGAAAAGTTAAAATAGCAGGCGATAGAACATTTGCAGAATGGAACGTGACAGTAATCAATGACGAAGATTTTCTAATCAGAAACGCTATGGAAGAGTGGATGAATACAATCAACTCACACCTTGGCAACGTTAGAGGGTTTGGATCAGCAGCTGACTTATCATATAAGTCAAGTGCACAGGTCACACAGTTTAGTAAGACAGGCGTACCAATCAGAGAATATACCTTCAATGGTATCTTCCCAGTTAACATAACTGAGATGGAAGTTGATTGGAATGCAACTGACGTACTACAAGAATTCCAGGTCACCTTCCAATACGACTGGTGGGAAGTATCTGGTGGTTCTACAGGCAACTACGGGAACTAGGGATAAAGTCAACTTAGTTGTTGACTTTACTTCTTTTATGGGGGATAATTATATCCCCTATAAATATATAATGAGGTAAGCATGGCAGAATTATTCGGATTCGAAATCAAACGAAAGGGCACAGAAGACCTGGGTTCGTTCGTTCCAAAATCAGAAGACGACGGAGCAGTAGTAGTCGCGGAAGGCGGCGTCTATGGACAATACGTTGATCTTGAACACACATCAAAAACAGAAGGCGAGCTCGTTACAAGGTATAGAAATATGGCCATGCAACCCGAGTGCGAGAACGCTATTGATGATGTAGTGAATGAATCGATTGTTTACGATCCGGAATCACATACAGTAGAGTTAGACTTAGATCAAGTACAAGTAGCAGACAATGTTAAGGAGAAAATCCAACAATCATTTCACGACGTGAAAGATCTGCTAGACTTTGAACGACAGTCCTACGAGGTATTCAGACATTGGTATATCGACGGAAGATTATACTATCATGTAATTATAGATGAGGAGAATCCACAAAACGGTATTCAAGAACTCAGATATATCGATCCTAGAAAGATCCGTAAGGTAAGGCAAGTCAAAAAGAAAAATAAAGGACAAGGGCCAAATAGGATTCAATTACATCAGACAAGACAAGAGTATTACTTATACAACGAAAAAGGATTTAAAGGCGGGCCAGGAGTTACAAATCCCGCTCAAGGTACTACACAAGGCTTAAAAATAGCCAAGGATAGTATATTACATTGTACCTCTGGTTTAATGAGTGAAGATAATAAAATGGTATTATCCCACTTACACAAAGCAATTAAACCTTTAAACCAATTAAGAGTACTTGAGGATGCAACGGTCATCTATAGGATATCCAGAGCACCAGAAAGAAGGATCTTTTATATTGACGTTGGTAATCTACCAAAAGTAAAGGCTGAACAATACCTAAGAGACATGATGGCCAAGCACAAGAATAGACTTGTGTATGATGCTACAACAGGCGAACTTAGAGATGATCGAAAGTTTATGACCATGTTAGAGGATTATTGGCTACCAAGAAGAGAAGGCGGGAAGGGTACTGAAATCACTACTCTTCCAGCTGGACAAAACTTGGGAGAGATGGACGACGTCCTATACTTCCAAAAGAAATTATACCGAGCACTCAATGTTCCAGTATCTAGATTAGAAGCTGAGACAGGATTTGCAATCGGTAGAGCATCAGAG